ATCACCAGAGCTGATCCAGCCGTAGCCCTTGAGACGTTCACCCGCAGGGCGAATCTCAGAGAAGTCTAGGACTAGCTTCTTAGCTGGGTAAGGGTGGGCAAGGATCTTACCTACAGACTTAGCCCAGGCTTCAGCAGAGTCACCTACCTTGATAGTCCAAACACCACTCTCAAAGGTTTCTACGTTAGTCTCTACGCCACCTTTGGTTGTGCGATTAGAACGTACCACTTCCAGTTCTTTAATCGGGAAACGGAAACCCGTAAGCTGCCCCACGATAGGGCGAAAGCCAACACCGCAACCCTGCAATAGTAACCACAGGACATCGACAGCATCTTGAACGGTTTCAACATGAGTGAAGCTACAGTTGAACTGAGAGGCTTCTCTAGTTTGTGCAACATTAGTTCCTCCAAGCCAGAGGGTACGACCAGACACCAGTACCTTACGGTCTAGCATTAGCTGGCGCAGTTCCTCTAGTTCAGCATTGGTATGGTACCCATCATAGCTAGGAGCTGCTCTACGCCACAGCCACATCTGGTGACTAATGACTCGATCAACGGTTTGTTCCCAGCTCTCGAATACATTGCCTTCCTCATCTAGAGGTCGGTTATAGGTACGTCTTGTAATTAGTTGTGCCCGTAGGCTTGTGTTATCGCTCATCCCCACTACCCTGTAGTTTGTTTCGGTTCTTTCGGCTGTTCAGCTTCTCGATGTTCATGCTCCCGATTTCGTCTAAGCCAAAACCAAAGTCTGTTGCGATTGCTGCTACGAACCATAAGATGTCTCCGAGTTCTTTCTTAACCATGTTCACATCCACATTTCCGTTGTTGTCACGGATAGCCTTAGCAAACAGGCTATGGAGTTCACCTACTTCACCGCTTAGACCCAGCATCGAGTAACGCTTATCGGCAGACTCTAAGCGGAAGGTCATAGCTGCGTTCTGGTAATCACAGAGATGCAATGTAGTTCTCCTTCATACGCTTAACGTAGTGTTCAAGCTTCTCTAGGTCTTCCAGAGGCTTACCCTTGAAGCGGTAACGGAGCAGATACTTCAGAGCATTACCTTCGTAGAAGTCCATCTCCCACGCATCGATGATGTCCCAAGGCTGGATAGCAGCCTGGTAATGTGAACCACCTACTTGGTAGGTCTTAGAGGCTTGTTCTTCAGCCTGACGATCAAACATTGCGCTGATACCATCACTCATAGTTATTCCTTATTCATCAATGCTTCCCAAGATTCAGGGAAGAGGTTCGTCATATATTTGTTTACTGCCTTAGCAATCTCTTGGGTCTCACGCTGGGTGTGACTGTCTAGGCGTAGCTGACACATACGTGCCCAGGCATAGAGAGTCCCTGTCCAGATCCACTCAGTCATAAGGTTCTGAGGTAGGAGCATCCGTGCCTGTTCAGGGCAGATACCTCCAACAATCATTCCCTTGTATAGAGAATCCAGATGACGGACGTACCGCTTGGCTGCATCCATGTAGCAGTCAGAGCCATGCACGTAGTCATCCTTAGAGCCTTGCTTCAGGTTCTTGTCACGGCCTCGCCACCCCTCAGGGAAGTAGAACTCTGGGTCACTATCAACATACCTACGGCTCACCTCATTCCAGCTAAAGCCAACTGTGTGTTTAATCAGTTGACGAGCTACGAAGATAGGAGCCTTCACACGGAACTTAACCGTGCAATGGCTAAAGGGAGACCAATGGTTATGGGTCGATAGATACTTCATTAGTTTCTTATCGTTATCAGAAAGAAACTTTTGACCACTATGAGGAACACCTGAGGGGTGGAAGCTCCAGTCACTCTCTTTATGGAATGACACACGAGCTGCATTAACTACATCAAGGTCAGTACCCATGTGATCTACATAGGTGACTGACATATCAACCGAGCGCATAGGCTACTCCCATCTCGATGAATCCAGCCGTTGCATATCCAGTACAGAACAGTACATAGCAACACATGAGCAATACTCCAAACTCACCTACAGTTACATCTTTACGAAACATTTTTAGGACTCCAAAGAATTACCTTACGACCCTTGAAGTCGTAATCACTTGCCTGACATATACGTGCTACTCGTGCCTGTACTAAGGCATCCTCTTCGGTGAGACCTTTGGATTCATAGGTAGCTACTATGGCTTTCCACGCTACATCCTTAAACTCATCTAGGATGGGTGAACTAAAGTCACTTCGTGCTTGCTCTAGAATCTTCTCAGCTCTTACCTTGCCAATACCAGGACAACCCTTGTAGTTATCCGTAGGATCACCTGTAAGAACCTGGGTAAAGAAGTAATAGTCCCCCTCATCTTTGGTAACTAGGTGAGGCTTATCGTCTTTACGTGGGTTATAGAGCCACCCTGGGATTTGCTTTAGATCCTTGTCTTCGGAGACTACGATCTTCTTCCCAGGGATAACCTTAGAGGTTGCCAAGATACCCATCACATCATCCCCCTCTAGGGTAGGGCGTTGATAGATTGCTTTAGGGTATTGGCGGGTTAGCCATTCACGAACCGACTTCAGATAGATAGGACGCTTGATGTCCTTACGGTTCTCTTTATAGCTAGGCAGTACAGACAGTCTGAAGTTTTCTTCTGAGGGACAGCTTAGGGCTAAGATTAACTTAGTACCCCCAAGCTTCTGCATGAGATCCCCAAGGTACTCATCAACCTGAACACATACGTGGTCGAAGTTATCTAGTATCTGTAAGGGTTGCTCATCATCAAAGCAGAAGTTTTCTTCAGCAGCAGCAGCGAACTTGTAGGCGACTATATCCGCATCTACAAGTAGTGTTGTCATTGCAGTTGGATCTTTGTAGCTTCTTCTACAGCTTTGTCATCAACTGTATCCAGCATATCCAGGATAGCAGCCATCATTGCAGCAGCATTAGACACAGACGGGTCGTTGTCCTTAGCTGTATCGGTACGTTTCATTTCAACGGAGACACTCTTGTTGTCTTCGTTATCAGTAATAATCAATGTGAACTGCATCAGTCTTTCCTTGTCTTTTTAAGCGAACGGATACGCTCACCAGCAGATGTGCCGTGAGTGGCTGTTACTGCTTTGGCGCAGCGTTCCCGTTCGTTTTGTTTGATTGCATCCACCACCTTGTAGAACTCAGCCAGGTGGTCAGCTATCTTTTCTAGTAATTGGGCTTGTTCAAGCAGCCGCTTTAACTCGTCACTTTCCACTACCTTTACCCAGATAGAACATCGTGCGTTCCCCGAATAGGTAGAAGCCAATGACTGAAGCCATGTTGTCTATTTCACTTCCGGCTGTACCTACCGCATGGGCATAAGCCCAGGCCAGGAGTACCACTACAACAACAAAGGGACGCTGGAGTTTGCGGATAGCTTCTACCCAGGGGTAAGTCTCACCACCTGAGTCAGCCTGGGAGATAGCCTGATACATCTTCAGGTCTGTCTCTTTGAGCTTTGCATACTCTTCTACGTTAGCTGGCTTCACCTGGTCTGGTGTAATCCAGCGATTGATAGCAGCCTTACCTGCCTCCATGGCGAGTGGTACTAGCCCTGCCACTAGGGTAATAGGATCAAACATCCATGTTCTCCTGTAGATAACCTATACCCAGCGAAGTGATTCGCCAGGTGTTATCAAAGTAGTTATCGGGACGGCGTGTAGTGATGTAGTACATCGAGGCAGCTTGAGCCACGAAGACTGCATACTCACGGGCAAAGTTCGATGAGACTTTGAACCCGTCTAGATACGCCTTGTTAATTACATCAATGAGTTTCTGCCCAGTTGGTTCCCACCTTGTACTCTCCGGTAATGGGAATTCTGAAGTCGAACTCTCTGCCAGCTTCAGCAAAGCTTTCAATGGCAAGTCTGCCAACTTCGTCAGCAATTTCTTCATCACATTCCACCTGTATTTCGTCATGTATCCATGCAACCTGCTGGACACGATCACCCCATCCCTTGTCTGCAATAGCGCAGTCAAAGAAGATGAGAGCTTGTTTAGCTATGAGGGCACCGGCTGACTGGAGTAAGGTGTTCAATGCAGCGTGTGATGATCGAACATGAAGTAGTCTTCCATCGAGACCCTTCAAAACCTTATCCTTCTCAGCTTTAGCCTGTACGTTTTCAACCAGCTTCTTCAGAGCAGGGAGCTTCTTCAGGAACTTCTTCTTAAGCTTTAGCCCTTCCTCTGCACCCTTGCCGATGATCTTCCCAATCTTCTCGTTACCTGCCCCATAGAGGAAGGCATAGATAAAGGTCTTAGCATCGTTACGGGTAGGTAACCCAGCAGCCAGTTGATTCTCCGTATGGATGTCACCCTCTAAGAGGATCTTCCCGTAGGCACCGTCATCCCACTTAGCCATGTAGTGAGCCAGACAGCGAAGCTCTAAGCCTGACAAGTCAGCACCCACTAACTTCCTACCCTTAGGCACCTTGAAGAGGGAACGACAGTCCCAGCCATAAGGTGCAGCTACCGAAGGTACTTGAGCCAGGTTAGGGTTGTTATGGGTAGCCCGTCCTGTCACAGCACCATTGGTAATAACTGAACCGTGGATACGGTCTGTCTTATCTACCTGCTTCAGCCATGCCTGTTCACCCTCAGCGATCTGACCAATACGTTTCTCTAGCATGAAGTATTCAGCCAGCTTGGTAGCTTCTGGATAGTCCAGCTTAGAGAGAATCGTTTCATCCACCTTAGGCTGACCAGCAGGGGTAAAGACCTCAGGCTTCCAGCCATACTTCTTTATCAGTCGCTGGGCAATCTGCTGTCTGCTGCTAGGGTTGAACTCAATGACCTTAGCCTTGAGGGGTTTGCCAGTCTTCTCGCTAACCCGTTCAATCACCATAGGTTCAAAGGTGTCCTGCATCTCACGGAGGATTGCATCACGCTTAACTGCCAGCTCACCATAGAGCTTGGCTGCTGATTGAATATCAAACAGGAAGCCATAGCGTTCCTGTCTGGAGATCAACTCAGCAACCTCTCGTTCTAGATCAAGAGCCTGACGGCTATAGTTCTTAGAGAGCAGCTTGTCGTACAGCTTATGGGTAACCTCAACGTCCTGAATACAGTAGTCAATCATCTCCTGGGATAGCTCATCAAAGCCACCCTGGTAGTTATCTTTGTATTCACCTAGACGGTGACCCCAGGCTTCAAGTGAGTGAGACCTGAAGAGTTTCCCAGGGAGCTTACCTTGTGCCATGAGTTTCGTATCGATCTCTGCTAGTTCTGCATAGATCAATCTAGACATCACCAGGGTGTCATCTATCTGGAGGATGTGTGGCATCCGAAACTCAGGATAGATTTTCTTGATTACTGGTAAGTCATACTTGATGATGTTGTGCCCAACAATATGTGTATAAGTTGGGATCTTGCGTATAGCCAATAGCTTGTCGTATGGATCGGTGGCAACAGTAACCTCACCAGTCTCTGTATCTTTCAGGACTAGGCAATGGATGGTTGTAACGGATTCAAGAAAGCCATTGGCTTCGATGTCTAATATCAAAGCCAAGGTATCTCTCCCTATCGAGTAGATTGTTAGAAGTCTGAAGGCTCCATCAGGGCAGCAGCTTCACCTTCGAGTAAGCGTCCGGTTGTCGGTACGTAGCAGAGTTCACCTGCAATACCAGTCACGCCTGTGTAACGGTTCTTTAGAATCCGTACAGTCGTGCGGTTTGCATCGTCACTCTGTTGGTTACGTTCTAGACCAATGACAATATCGCTGAGTTGAGCAATCGCAGCAGAGCCACGTAGTTGGCTAAGGCTGGTGGTATGACCATCTTCATGGCCTTTATCACCAGTCGGTCTGCGTAGATGTGATACCAGGATCATGCCTACGCCTGTCTCTTCAACGAGGCAGCGTAGCTTGGTCATGGTGTTATCTATCAGACGGCGTTCATCACCTTCGCCAATACCTGATACAACAATCGATATGTGGTCAAGCACAATCCAACGACAGCCGCAGCCATGAGCCAGGTACCTAATACGATTGATAAGGTTGTCGCTGTCGCTACTCCCAAAGTGATCGTACAGATAGAGATGACCAGATCCGGCAGTCGCATCCCAAGCTTGCTTAAGTACATCTTCCTCAACTCCATCTCGACTGATATGAAGAGGCCGTCCAACCTCGATAGACATGAATCCAAGAACTGTTCTACGGATATTTTCTTCCAGAGCCACATAGCCTACGGTCTCCCCTTCTTTCAATAAGTTGTAAGCAACCTCTCGACAGAAGAGAGACTTGCCAATACCTGAACCAGCAGTCACGGTGACTAGCTCACCTCTACGGATACCGTTCAGGAATGTGTTGATGTTTTGCCAGGGATACGGAGAACCCATTAGGGTTTCCTCACGCATCACGATGTCCCAGGTATCAGCACCAGAAACAACACCATCAGGTCTGAATGTCTTAGCACCCCAGATAGCATCGATAATCTCTGCACCCTTATCAGCCATGTGTACTTCATTGGCATCCTTTAGGGACAGCGTTGCTACCTTGCACTTACCTGGAGTAAATAGCACGGCACATTCTTTAGTTGCCTTGCGTCCAGGCTCATCCATATCAAACATCAAGATGACTGAATCAAAACCTTCGAGCCACTCTAGGTTTCTCTGGATAGCTGACTTAGCAGATTGAGCACCTGAAGGTATCGAAACAACTGGGTATTTGTTACCTTGAAGTTGCGATACGGTCATGCAATCAATCTCACCCTCGGTGACTACAACCATCTTGCCTTTGTCACGCCAGAGGTGTTGCCCAAAGAGTTCGACTTCCTTGCTGTTACCCAGCCACTTGAAGTCTTTGCTGGAGTTACGGATATGCTGGGCTACGAGCTGACCATCTTTGTAGTACGGGGCTACCTGCCAGCGTTGATCCTTGTACTGGGCTACGGCATAACCAAACTTCTTACAGGTATCAATGGTGATCCCACGCTTGGGTAGGGCAACAAACTCTAGGTCATTCAGTAGTTCAGTCATACGCTTCATCTTAGGTTTAACCAGGGATTCCCCGTCCTGGGGTGGAGTTCGCTTGTCACAAGAGAAGCAATGGCTCCAGCCCTCATCGTTAATCGACAGGGCATCGGAGCTTCCGCAGTCAGGACAGGGTAGGTGAGTCTGTGCCCAGCCCATTACAGCGAGTAGTGTGCGTAGCGTTGGCCTGTAGCATCAGCTCGTAGCTGAGTCTGGATCTTGAACCCAGCTTCCTTCAGCTCAGAGATACGCTTAGGCAGACAGCGAACCTTATAGACAGCACCGGCTTCTACCGGAGTGATGTGACCGTATTGCTTCAGGTGATCCAGTACCAGTTGGGTCTGGGGCTTAAGATGCTTAGTAACTTTTTTCATAAAGTTCTCCTTAAAAGGTTGGGGTGGGGTACTCGCTACGTCCGGTGTTCATCTGATAGACCTCGCTACCCGACAAGACACCACCTGGCATCCGCTTTCCCCCTACTGCTTACCTGTGTTTTACACATCAGCCCTGCCCGAAAGCAGGAAGTGTCACAGGTGTGTTCAACTAGATTTTGAAAAGGTTCTAGGCAACCTTGTTGTCAGATACACCTGACCACCAGCTCTTAACGTCAAAGCTAGGACAGGCTTTCTTCACGCCTGGGAAGTCACGATGACCCAGAATCTCAGCCTTTGGATACCGCTTAAGGAGTTGCTCAAGTAGTTCTTCCAGGGCATTGAACTGTTCTGGGGTGAAGTTGTTCTCAGGGTTATTCTTTTTATCGACACCACCTGCTAGGCAGATGCCAATAGATCCGGTGTTGTGGTTCTGCACATGGGCACCGATCTCCTCCTCTTCACGACCCTTCTCAACTACACCATCACGCTTGATGACATAGTGATAACCGATCTTGAAGAAGCCTCGTTGTCGGTGCCAGCGATCAATCACAGCAGCGTCAACATAGACATTCGGAGGGGAAGCGGAGCAATGCACGACCAAGTGATTGATCGGACTATTTTTCATTTCCGTTTCTTTTCCTTTAGCCACATAGTTGGGATTGCTTTATCGGCATATTCAAAGCCGTACTTTTCACACCACATGGCGTAACTTGTTTTGGATTGTTTGCTGATACGGGTTCGGGAGTTACTGAAGACAAACCGAATGTCCAGGTTAGGGTGTTGTTCCTTAACCAGGAGATGCTTCTGTCTGTCAGCAGTAACGAATCGTCCCTTTGTCTCGATGATGATTCCGTTAGGCAACACAAAGTCTGGGGTGTAACGAGCCTTACGAGCTGGCTTGGTGTAATGAATCACCTCCTCCTCGTACTTCGCTTGTACCCCAGCGTGTGCCAGTTGGTCGGCTATCTTTTCCTCAAGACCTGAGCGATAGCCTTCCCGAATACCCCGTGCCTCAGAAGTCGTCTTCGTCTTCTTCAGCATCAGCAGTTGTAGTGTTAGAGGTTGCTTCAGGGGCAACGTAACCTTCTTCCTCACCGAAGCCATACGATGAACCGTTACCACCTTCACCACCGGAGACCAGGTTGATTACCTGAACTGCCTTAAGGCGAAGCGATACACCAGCACCAGCCATAGCCGTGTAGTACGGGATAGCATTGAAAGCTACTCGCAGAGTGCTACCACCCCAGATACCTGTATCAACAGGGAAGGGTTTGTTAGCAGAGTCGAACAGCTTTGGTGCGTTAGGGAATGAGGTACCGTCTTTGCCGGTGATCTTCGCCTTGCACTTGAAGTTGAAGACGATGTTGCCGGTCTCATTACCTTGGTCATCCACCTCTTCGGTGTATGGTTTAGATGCAGCCTTGATCTTCTTGCCAGGGTTCTTTTCCTTAGCTGTCTCTTGAGATTGGGCATAAGCCTGATCCAGTTGAGCGATCAAGTCCTGGGCTTCCTCAGAAGGAATAGCCAGTTTGACTGAGTATTCACCGTCCACATTGAACTTGGTGTCTGGCTTATTCAGCTTAGGCCAGATTGCATTTCCCGCTGGAGTCTTCAGCAAGGGGAGCTTTTGAGCTGCCATAAAATATCCTTTAGTGGAATTATTGGTTTGCGTAATAACTGTCTAGTGCCTTGTCTTCCAGAAACAGGAAGTCAAAACCTTCAGCCATGATCTTTAGTGCAAGGTCGCTGGGGGCAGTCTCGCCCTTGTTCCAGAACTTACGAGCCTTACTAAGCAGTTGCTTCTGATACGGATTCATATCGTCTGTCCTTTTACGAAGGTACTTGGGTAGGGGTGGGTACTTCATAGTTCGTTGTAGATGTACTGTTTGACTGCACGAATGTGGGCGTTCTTGCCATCGTTGAAGGCATCGAACATCACGTGTGCTGCTTTATCGAGTACCTCTCGTGGCTCACACTTGTATCTCTCGCACAGCAGCAGGAAGAGCATCCCTGCCGCCGTGACTTGAGAACCTGGGTTGTCGTTCTGCATCGCTGAGATCAGCTTGAAGACCGTCTCCGAGGCGTGAGCTGTACCTATGAAATTGATTTGATCTCTAAGGTTCATGCTCCTTTCCATTCGGACTGTTGTTCATAGCAATTGTGGGTGTTTTATTAAATTGCTCCTGTAGTGCAACTATTCAGGCGAAGAAATACAAGGCTTCCCGTACTTGCTCTAGGTCAAAGTCACCACGAACTAGCGGAGCAGGTAAACGATCTGCTAGTTCAGTTGGTACTTGATCCACAAGCTGCTGCCTAAACCTAGCTAGTTGATCCACCTCGTACATCTCGATGAACTTCTCTCGCAAGGTGATAGCCATCTCCTGTACGTCACAAGCGTGGGTGCCATAAGAGTCATGCACCATAGCGAATCCTGTAATGCCAGCATCCAGCATCCCATTCACCGTAGCCATCATATGTGCTGCATCGAAGGAGTGAATCACGTTAGGGCTAATACCCAGAGCATTACGTCTAGTGTTCTGCTTTTTCAGGGGATCATAGACAAGTGTACGGACACGGTAGTTACCAACCGTTGTATCCAAACGCCTCTCCTTTACGTTGCGATAAGACTGCATAACAGGTAATCCAACAGGGGTAGTCCAACGTACAGGCAATCCATTTTCACTAACGACATGGGCACACTCCATCAACCAGCCCATGACTTTAGGTGCAGCTTCCACCGTGGTACCAATATGCTTGATGATTAACTCAGACAGATACTTCAGGTGATCGAAGTCCTGCTGACCATCAGGTACACCCAGCCACTCACGGAACTTACCATCGGTAGCCTTATGTAGATCCTCCTTGAGCTGCTCTAGCATCCCGTACTTGGTAGCCCCGTAGCTGACTGTCATCACGTTACGTTTGACTACGCTGCGTTTAATCTTGCCCTGCCATAGCATTGCCAACTCGTTACCATTCTTAGCATCTTCAGCTACATCATGGGCTACTGCATCAGCTACCGTCTGGTAGATGTCAGCAGGTTTCTGAGCGTCCACTAGGTTGGTATTGATTGCACCGTAGCTATCCAAAGCCAAGGCACTAAGGTGCTGAAGCCCATTACACGACCCGTCTAAGCTAACCGGAAGGTGGCATGGGTAGTCTGCTCCATGCTCAAGGTAATCAGCATAGGCAAAGCAAGCGGCTAGAAATTGCCAAGCCTTACCGCCACCATCAGCTTCAGTCCAGAACAGGTTACCCAGAGGATCATTAGCCACAGCTTTGATCTGTTCTTCGTGCATCATTGTCCAGAGGATACGGTCTTCGTAGCTCACCTTATCCACACCAAAGCAGTTCGCTAGGTGGATACGTAGCCAGGTCAAACCAGTCTCACCCAGAGGTTTACCTTCAGCAAACTCCAGCAAACCTTTAGCTGCATCCTGCCCTTGTGGGTTAAGTACACCCACGACTGGATACATACGACCACGCCAGTCCATCTGATAGGGGAACCAGAACTGTTCATAGTTCTTCAAACGATCAGCACAGTTGATGATCTTCAGTAGGGCTACGATCTTTGACTGACGGCGATTGTTGCTGTCACGAATACGCTTACGCTCTACCTTGAACTGCTCCCATTCCTCCTTGTGATTGTCTCGGTATTCCTTAACAGTTTCCTTAGTGGAATCTTCTGGTAAGCCTCCTGGCAATGGGTTGAGTTCGATAATCTCCCGTGAAGGTAGACCAGCCAGAGTAGAACTAGATTTCCATAGCTCTAGGAGTACCTCGTAAACACGTTTGTTGAGCCGCCAAGGGGTTTCCTGCATAGCGTTGATGCTGCGATATACCTCAGGCATAGAAACGTGCTGTAGCTCTTCTAAATACCCTGTGTTACGGGTCTTAATCAGGGGCAGACGTTGCGTGACATACCCGCCATTAGTCGGGGTAGACCAAGGTGCAGGTTTAATAACCATAGGCATATATACAGGGTTCATTAACTCACAGCGTGAATGTAATTCCTTAAGCTGTTCCATAGCTTTAGGTGTAGCTTTAATCAACGTAGGTTTATTCAGACTAATTGTTCTTACTTCTATTAACCCTGTTACCTGTTCAAAGATTTTAATTAAAGCTGTACCAAGAATTAACTTAGCATCATGTTTGAATCTAGGTCTTTCAATACCGGCTATCTTAGTGTAGTTCTTCATACACTTAGCTTGATAATGTTCAATAGAAAATTTACTGACCTTTTTAGTGGCTCTCTTGAAGAAGTCTGGATTAGTAGTTTTGAATTTAGTTAAAACAATATGGTCTTCAATGTTCTGACCAATTCTAATTGCTACAGTATTAACTGTACCTTCAGAAGATAAACAGTTTAAGATTGTTTTAGAAGTTATATATGCTACTGTTTCAGGATCTGTATCACGTAAGTAAGATATAGAAATACTTTTCTTACCTGGCTTCCCATTATAAGTTGATTCAACTAATTCTTTTATAGCTGACGCTAAAGGTTTAATAGCATTAACCATAAAGAATCTTTGAGGTGTCATCATGGTTTCAGCTTTATTAACCATTGCTTCAGTTAATTGTTTCCGGTATCGGTTAATACCTTCTTCAACCATCAAAGTCTCAAGTTCTAGTTGGTCTTGTAGATCCATCTTATCTCTCCTAATGGTATAGCTATGCAGGTCATAGCAATTGTGGGTGTTTTACTATTTGTTACACTAACGAAGGCATCATGCTACCAGAAGCCTACGATAGTGCAACTATATTTCTGAGCAAAAATTGACACAAAAATTGGCACAATCCTTCAAGTGAAATCTTAAGTTGCACTTCAGGAAAACTTTTGATATAGTCCTAGTCCTTGCTAGTCATGGCTTTGAGCCAGGTCTAACAAAGTGTTGGGGAGTCGCCAAGCTGGTTAAGGCACCGGATTTTGATTCCTCTGCATGAACTCTTCGAGTACGCTTCCCGCTTTATTTATCAATTACTTAGCGTATCTCCCAACGAAATATCCCCTAGCTTTTCTGGCACAGTTTCGTCACAAGACTCAGCATCATTCACGCCAGAAGTTTCTACCTTAGTGGAAGCTTTCTTTTTACCAAAGATTAAGTCGTAGTTATTACGATAGTTCTCATTAGACTGGCGAGTTTGAATTGCATCCCCAGTAATATCGTTAATTGCTGCCATGTTTTTCTCCTTTGTTAATGTGGCCTAAGAAAGCACCAAAGATAAAGACTGCAAGTGTGATTAGGGTTAATACCCAGATAGGTATATAGATCATTTAATGTTCAACCATAAGCCAACCTGAGCAAACGCATAGCCTGTCCAGATCATTCCGTTAGAGACTTCTCCCTTGCTCCATTGAAGAACCCCTACGATTAAATAGCCGATGCCTGTAGCACCAACAATTAAGTGTTCAGCACTCATTTCATGCTCCTTATGGCTGCGGCGCACTCGTCTGCTGCATCACCTTTCCAAATTGCTTCATCGCTTCTACCGCGCCATTCCATCATGGCGCACACCTTCGCTGCTTTCTCTTTCGTTGCCTCTGCTACTAGGGCGGCGAAGTGAATTAAGTTGATAGTCATGTCCGGCATCGTTCTGTGTTGTTCAATTCCAGCCTCTCGTGCCATGCGAATGATTTCGTCTTGTGTCATGCTGCTCTCCTTTTCTCTAGTAAATCTTTAGCCTGATTAAGTTTCATATTGGTCATCTTTGCGTATCTCAGAGTGGTCTCAATACTCTTATGACCGAGCCACTCTTTAACGGTATAAATATCCACACCAGCTTCCAGTAGTCGGGTGGCACAGGTGTGCCTACAGGTGTGTAATACCCATTCAGAGTCTTCGATAGAGTTAGCTTCTCTAAAGTCTTGCATTAGCTTGCAAGCGATGTTCTTATTGAGCGTAGGAAATGCCCCTGAGCCTTGCGCTAACCCCTCTAGAATCGATTTAACTCGGTCAGTCATAGGTATGCCTCTCCCCTCATCATTTTTAGTGCGTTCAAAACGAACATAGCCAGACTGAGTGACATCTTTACCCGTGATACGGAGTGCTTCACTCAAACGTGCCCCAGTATCAAAAAGAATGACAACAAGATCAGCCATCTCAGGCTTAGGGCAGTTCTTAAACCACTCAATCATTCGATCTTCTTCCTCGTAGGTGAACACACGGGTACGTGCATTACGCTCAGGGAGAAGCTTGAAGGTAGGGATAGTCAGCTCTACATCCCACTCATCCTTTGCGATGTGCATCACAGAGGACAGGACAGCTAACTTACGATTGATCGTGCCATTGGCTAGCCCAGTCTCCATAAGATCCTCTTTAAGCTGGGCTACGGTGGAGCTAGAGATGGTCTTTAGGATTACTTCACCACCTACAAGCTTCTTAAGCTGCTTGGCTATGGTGTTGTACCCAGACCAATCCTTATTGCCATCCCAGGTTGTACGTAAAGCACGCTCTAAAGCTACGGATAGGGTCATCTCCTTTACCGCAGATGCCACCTTAGTGGAATCAATAGATAGCACAAGGCCACCATTTACCCCAGCTAGTAGCTCCTTCGCTTTAGCTTTTGCTTCTCGCTTGCTGCTGGTATCCAGAGAGATACGCTTACGCTTGCCCTCTATGGTTGCATCGAGATACCAGAAGTCATCTCTAAGATATAGCTTCATTTAAGAACCTCACTCCTGAAATAAACATACGTTCACGAATCTCTTTACCAAACTTGGTTAGGTGCAGATACTTAACTCGTCTATCTGTTTGATCGTGTACGTATTCACACAAGGCAAAACCACCATCCTTACGAAGCTTTGAGGATGCTGTGAGAATCTGACAATTACGGGTAAGTGTTGCTGACGATAGATCAGGGAACAGCCTACCCATATCAGAGACTTTAGGCGGTGTCTTTTCATTGATTGCAAGGAAGAACAGCACAGTATGTAGAGGAACATCAGCACCCCCGATAGCATCACGGAAAACCATAAGGCCATCACGGAGCGTCTGTTCATACATTGCTTGGTTAATACTCATATCATCTCTTACTTAAAGTAAGCCTCCATTTACCCCACAGCACTAAGTAGCCATCAGGTAAGCGTGAAATGTCTAGTTGAAAGGAGAAGGGCAGATCGTCCTGCTCCACACATAGATCAAAAATTACAAAATTCAAGTACATTTTAACCTCAGTTTTTATTATTTGTTGCACTTGAGTAAATAGTTATCTCTAAACGAGCCACCATTTACCCCTAGGTGTGTTTCGTTACGTAATCAAGTCTAGCCCCTGACAGTCTCACCAGATGAGCCTCTCGTTTTACACATAACGAATTACATGACAACAGCATCGCACATTAATTAGCTGTTTAGATAACCGCTTGATTCATCTAAACAATCTAGATTAATTAGCCATGATTCGGGGATAGGTATCTCTGCTTTTACCTTACGATTGCCGGTAACAACGAAGCGCACATGGCCTATATGAAAATGACCCTTTCCGTATTGGTTGAAGCGCACATGATGGGGCACGGCGATCTTGTAGGGTGTCCCCTCTAGTTGCATTAAGGCAGAGGATTGGTTGATCTGTGAGCGTGTAGGTGAGCGCATGGTTACCCCTTGGCCTTGATGTGGTTAATGGCATCGGCAACAAGATCCTCAGCAACAGACAACCCCCGCAATAGATGCAGGTGAATGTTCTGGCAGTCCTCTAGATCGTAATAGGCCGATTCAAGTAGTTCGGCAACTTGTTGAAGCTTTTCGAGGGTGGTCATTTTGTTCTCTCCTAGTAATGGACAAAGCTGCCCCCATAGCACCCCCGAAGAGGTGCTAAAGGTGAAGCTCTTAGCCTTGGGTGATCTCATCTTCAAGCCAAGCAATCTTGGCCTTCTGTTCTTCTAAGAATTCCCCTAAGGTTTCAAACTCGCTGAACCCTTCAAGCTTTAGGGAGAGCAGGTTCTCGTTCTCTTCTATCAGGTCGCACAGATCAAAATAAATCTCTTGGATGGTCGTCTGCATGATTAAGCCCCTTCCCAAATAGACTTGCCGTTGAGGTGTAACGTGCCCTTAATGCTCTTTAGATCAGCACCTAAAGCACGGAGGCGTGAGCGTGTAGTCATTGAAGGCCAACGGCATAGAGTGCTAATGCATACCTCTAGCGGCTTGTCTTGGTGATGCCAGAACTCAGCAATCAGGTTATTGTGTAAATACACCTCAGAGCGTGACCCGTAGGGATTGCCACTCTCTGCCGCTGATATGAAATAAACAGAGGTGTTGTCCTTGTGCCAGTCTCTCTTTTCGGTAACAGCCTGAAGCATCTCTTTTTCGATCTTACGCATGATAAATCCTCCTTTAATACAACTATTAGATTTTGGTCAAAGCATCAACACACAGCCACACCCACACGAAAGCAATAAAGCCATAGGTGTAGAGGTTGCGCTCTGTCTTTTGTTTCTGTAGGAAGCTTGGGGTCATCTTGTAATCACGCATGGTAAATACTCCTTATCGTTCGTAAGCGTCTAAGTAATCATTCAGGGCATCTTCTACTGTCTCCCCCAGATGAGATTCACGGCGTAGCTCTTGAACGTCCTCATCTGTGAAGGTGTAGCCCATTTGTAATGAACAAGCCTTTACTTCGCTGTTACTTGCTTCGGATAGATAGAGTTGAAATTCTTTAAGCATGACAAATACTCCTTTAATACAATTATTAGAACGAACGATAAACGATTGAACGGCCTTCATCTGTCTCACCAAGGAAAGCACATTCATCCTCTAAGTGAGCTTTAACAGTCTCAAAGCGTTCGCTGTCGTCTTCGCATCCATCCAGATCAATCGAATAATAGTGGGCGATGTCTTCAACAGTATCCTCAGAGAAGTCGCAACAGATAGCAATCACATCAAGCTCAAGATCCTCACCGCTGTCTGCTTCCCATTGTTCTAGGTAGTCAAACAGAATGGTCAATCCCTCATAGCTGAAGTTGTCAGGGCGAAGAGCTTCAAAAGCTTGCTGGAATGTGCCGAATCGTACTGTCTGTTTCATGGTAAAGGCTCCTTTAATACAGGTTTAGAAGTAGCACCGGATGTCCTTATCCTGTGCCATTAGGAATGAATATACTCCACTAGAGGAGGCATTGCAAGCTTTTTTTCATGTTTTTATGCAAATAGTCTGGCATCCCTTATGCGGTAAGGCTTTGGCTATCCTGCAAGGTGATTGCATAAGAGACGATTAAGGGAAGCTTGAGGATGTGTTGAAGGTGAGGGCAGAGGATTGGTTGAGGTGGTGTTGAGGATTGGTTGAGGATGTGTTGAGGGTGTCCCTTAGATGTCCTTAAGATGTCCCTTAGATGGGTTGAAGGTGTCCCAATAGAAAAAAATCCCAAAGCACATATAAGCCTAAATTGGTATGACCAATCTTGGGGCTATGCTTTGGGTTACTTCTTTTACACCTAAACGGATTCAGTATCCGGTGCGCTTGCTTTAATTGCAGGGGTTAGGGCGATCTATGACAGGTTGAATGTGCCATTACCCTCGATCTAAGGGGAGTGCCCCCTATAGGTAGGGCGATAATGATTAGTTTAGGGTGTAGCTTTAGAGGGTACAGGGGGGAAGTGCGGGAGAAATATATCGGTGTACCACTTCAGAATTTTGTAGCAAAACCTTTAGTACCTCTCAAAGCTCACCTTAACCACACCTTGTCGTACATCTTCAAGCGCACTCTCGTAGCCATTCCTCCAGGCTGCGTGATAGGACATCCAAACAACAGCTAAGACAATACCTATACCTATGATCTTACCTACCATCCTAGACACTCCTTAAGATAACCTATAGCTATCTTCAAGCTTACTCTAGTTACTACTACTTTACTTACTGATAGAGATTCATCTTAGAGTTTCAGCTATAGGATTACTTTAGGAGAACCTAAAGTTGTGTTTAAGTTCATCCTAAAGCTTACCTATAGTTAATCTTTAGGTTTCTCTTCCCACCAACTATGGGTGTTTTATTATTGAATCAGTACGTATGTCGTGTCCCATAAGGGTTTCAGGTCTCTAGACCACCACCCAGAGACTATCTTGGGCTTTGTTCCCCAAGACCCCCTCTGCAAACCTGTCTAGTTCCTCCTGAAGCATCCTATCGTTGTGTTCAGATACCAGACTGTCTTGATCCCTAGCCATACTCTCTACCCAGTAATTAACACCCATAGAGAAAGCTTCAAGTCTATCGTCATGTGATAAGGCTCCCCTATCTTTAGTGATATGGGTAAGCTGATACATCGCTTGATAATCCCTTGAAGGTACCTCTGCATCACTCTTGATGACTCTCTCATCAACAACTATGCGGTGTTGGTTCAAGGCTGGTTCAAGAGTGTCAATGATCCGCTTCTCTTTCTGTCCTGTGTGGTGAATCTCTTCAATAGCACAGGGGTAGATACCTGCCATGACGGGTTTAAGGAGTTGAGTGAACATACCATCACCGAAGTTAGACTCGATGAGGACTAGGTTGCACTTATGTTCTAGGGCAACCAGAGACAACTTCTTAAGGTTATCCTCATGGTAGCCCCCAAAGAGACCACCTGAAGCTGTCCAGTAGATGATCCCGTTACACATCTTGGTGACTGCATAGCCCAGTTCATCCTTACCTCGACCTGCTGGGTCAATAGTCAGGACAGAACCTGTGTATTCAGTCCACTCATCAGACACCCATAGGGGTTGATGGTATCTGTCACCACGGAATCCTACGTTAGGTAGGTCATCCCTACAGAGTTCCTTAGAGGCACCCCAGACTACCTTAACAGGACACTTATCCTTGTCTAGGGTAAGCACACAGAAGTCAGCTAGTTTGAGGGGATACTTCTCAGCATCTGATAGAGAGGTGTCCAACATGAACTGTAGAGCAAACCCAGAGCGTCCATAGGATGCCTCACGCTCTAGAAGATCATCACTAGAAAACCTTTGGGGGTCTGTAGGGAGCCATAGACAATCTCCAGGTTGCTCATCAAACTTTTGAGCAATGATAGGTGCCAGTCTATGACCATAGCTAATCCTTTGCTTTTCATCTCTGGGGTACCTTGCTGGCCAGATACGGGCTTCATAGCCACGTTTCTCTAGTTCAAGGTAAATCGATTCTTCTGTCTGTGGGGTACCCAGGTAAACAATACGTCCACCTGGAGCCAGGACAGCATCAAACTCTTTAACAATCTCTCCGAGCTTCTCTCGTTGTGTCTGGGTTACCGAGTTGTTCAATGATTCAACGTCATCGGCAATGATGAGGTTAGCTCGTGACCCCGTAAGCTGCCCTGTGATACCTATAGATTTAACTGAAGGTGCATGGGAAGCTTTAGCCGGAGCTACGTCAAAGGCAATGTTTGAGTTTCTTTGGTCATCCTTCGGGATCAGGTGTTGAAGGATGGGCATATCGTTAATCAGACGCTTGGTAAAGATACTGAAGTCATCTGAACGAGTCTTTGAAGCTGATACCACCAGGATCTTTGTCTGGGGATTCATCAGCAATGACCAGCATACGAAGGCTGAAGTGACCCAGGACTTACCAACACCTCGGAAAGCCTGAATAATGACTCGCTTACGAGCGATGTCTTGCAGATAGTCTGCTATGTCGTACTGAATAGGGGTAGGCTGGGGGAGATTAAGGTGCTTCCATACGAGGTACAGGAAGTTCTTAAAGTCCTTTAGCCGAGGATCTATAGAAATGATAGACTCCTTAGTGGATATATATGCCCCTACGATGAACGTAAAGGGGGCTAGGAGAGGCGATCAGGGTCAAAGGTAGGTTACCCTACGAGTAACACCTGATCGTTTGTCCTAGAGAAGCTTTTGGTATGTCTAAATTTGTACAGATAATCGACATATAGCCGACTACGTGTACAAAATCTGGTGCAATTTATGCACATTAGTTCAGAGTTCTAAGCTCATCTTCAATCTGTTCAAAGGGCAGGAAGACTTTCTCCAGCTCTTTAACATTTTCATTCTCACGGCCTAGAGATTCGATACCGTTATCCTTAAGGAACTGTCTAGCTACGTTAAGGATTGCAGCGTTTCGTACCTTGTTGCCGTCTTTGTCGAGGTTCTCCTTTCGGATTTCCTCTGTCAGGATCTTGGCTAGTTGCCCGTGTAGATCCCCTAGTTCTTTGTTTGTTGCTGCCATGTAAGTCCTTTACTAACTTCTCGAACTTATCTTCAGTCAGGTAAGAGCCAAGCTCAGGGTTGTCCTGGAGCAAAGCTATGAGTCCTGTAGCAAGATGGTGAACCTGGTGTTCAGTCATCTCTAGACCCATTGAGAGGTCTATAGCGTGGATAAGCTCATGCAGAACGGTGTCTGCTTCTTCTACTGGGGTCAGGTTGTCTGCAACATTGATGACCTGGCTGTAGTAATCGATATGCCCAAAGTCATGTTGGTCTGCTAGAACAGAACCCTTCACATAGTTAATGAGAAAGGTTCTGCCCATCAGACGAACAGCCTCAGGTCTGCGTATAGGAGCAGCCATGAGTGTTCCTTAAGTTACAGCATTAGGGTCTTGAGTACCTTGATGATCCCAATCTCGTTAGAGATGAAGGTTAAAGCACCACCAATGGCTAACCACTTGATCTGCTGAAGAGTCTTCTCGATTGCATTGAGAGAATCTTTAAGCATCTTTGAGGTGTTGCTTAGTTCCTTGAGGTCTTCAGCGTGACCTTGCACGATGATCTCAAGCTTGAGTAAGCGTTGGTCTATGGAGGTGTCATTCACGGAAGGGTCTCCACAAACGTAGAGACTTCTTCCTGCGTCATCACATTGCCATCGGCATCCTGAAGTTCAGCACCAGCGAGTACGTCTTTCTTGAACTGCTGGTAGTCGGTGTTGGCGGGGTCGAATGGGATGAACATTTCTTTAGAAATAAGACAAACCACATTTGGGGTCGTTTGACCTAAACCAAAGATAAACAGTTTATATTTTTGCATTTATAACTCCGCTGTTGCTTGAAATGCTGGGTACCATGTTCCTGCGCCACCTTGGTTTCCACCGCTAACAGCGCATAGCATTGATATATATTGGGCATTAACACCGACATACGCAAAATTGGAAGCCGTAAATGTTGCGCCACTTTCGTAATACGTCGTAGAGCTTCCTGTAGTTGCAACAGCCGGGGCGCTTCGCATTGTAACCGGAAGCAATGCACCGCAATAAGCATTTGGCCCATAATGAAATGACGCGTAGTTTTGCATCCCGTTTAGGGACGTTTGATAATACCGCTGACACAACGCCAGTTCAGTACCATACGGGCGCACTTCAAACGGCGTGGCAACAGAGCCTTTTTCCAGTTGGACTTCGTACAGCTCGAAGTAGTTGCTGGTGCTGTCCACAAAGTTGACTTGCGATACACCTGACGGATACCAAGTACCAGCACGACCAGAGCCAGCGACAAGCGTGATGTTTAATCCAAGTCGAGCAGCGTTATCTGCTGTGATCGAGGAAGGCATCGTGAATGTTTTGGTGAAAGTCTCGACTGCACCCGTGCCAGCACAAGTAATGTACTGCGGTGTTCCATAAGACGATCCGGTGTAGTCATATATAAACAGGCCATAGTTGCCAGCTTTGTTGGTTTTCACCTTGAAGCTAACTGTCGCTTGTTGACCTGCAAGATCAAAGCAATTTAAGCCTTCAATGATCTGACGGATACTTGTTGAAGCAATAGAAGATGGTGAAGCGTTAGCCGTTGCAGTTACATAGCGTTGTCCAAGACCACCAGAAACTTGAGATACGGTAATAGCACCAGAGTCGCCAGAGTTTGCAACAGCCAGCGCAAAGCGATCCAGCGTGTAGGTGTTGTTTGTTCCAGAGGCGATCGGAAGGCTTGAAAACGATGTACCGCGCTGGGCGATCATTCCATTACCATTGATGATTCTATTGCGGAACATCAAGGAACCTGCATCATAGGCTCCATGAAGTTCCGCACCTTTGCGTGATCTAGTCATGCTTAGACCTCCGCTTGTTGTGCAGCCTGTTGAGCGGCTTGTGCCTCAGCTAGAGCCTCAGCTTCTGCCTGACGTTGAGCAGCAGTCTTCACCAGACCCAGTTCAAACGCACGGGCAACGATAAGTTCCTTCGACTGAGGGATAGGCTCACCGACTGCTAGGAAGTTCTCAACAGCGATCTTTACGATCTCGTCAATGGCTACTCGACAGCGTTCATGTACTGCGTTCTGAATCCAATCGTCTTGGGAGAGAGCAGCGAAAGAGAGTGCAGCGTCTTCGGCTGCGGTAAGGGTAATTTGATAGTTCATATAGTTGTCCTTAAGTTAGCCGATTAAGCATCCAGAAAAGCTATCCCAGCCGCCATGAAGTCCACCATGTTCTAGATAGAGAGTGACCGTATCGTTTGCGGCAAGGTTGAGGATTATGTTGACGTTGTGTCGCAAATAACTATCGTTTTTGACGTAGCTATTCATCTGGCTTACACCATTTTTACGAATAGAAACATTTGAGGGGTCACTTGCGGCTGAACTCATGCCAGAAAATCCGAACCAATATCTACCAGCCACAGGAGCAGTAAATGTATTATTTCCGTTCCAATGATTCCCAACATTAACGTAGGTTACTGAAAAAGTAACAGTATTAGCACCAACAAAACTTGGGTTTCCAGCAACACAAAACGCTGGCTGATATGGCTTCGTGACTCGACCAGAGGAGTCAGCCCTTAAGTACTCAATTGCATCATTACCAAGAGTAATGTAACCACCACTACCATCGCTATTATTAGCGGTGAGTCGCATTGTTCCGCTACGTAATTCAAGAGGCAAGTTCTGGCTATAGGCATCATTTACCGAGGAAAGCGTTACACCACTAGGAAGTTGAACGGGATTTCCCGAAACTAGATTTTTATTGGTGCCAATCTTCTTCTGGACAAACTTCGCATCAGCAGCAGCTTGACTATAGGTATCAGCCACTTGGAAGTTACCAAAGGCATACACCCTTAGTTCATCTCCAGCAGCAGCTCCAGAAGCCAAGACAACACTAGACCCAGTAGAAGCCGTGAAGTCCACGCCATTCTTCAAGTCGATACCATTCAGCGTGACAATGAGTGCCCCGACTGTATAGACAAGGTTTACACCAGCAGCATCATTACCTGAGAAGGTAGTCTGACCAGCCGTAGCGGTGTAGTTGAAAACAGCTAGGGTGGCTACAGAGGCACTAGAGGCATCAATCCAGCCACTACCAGTAAAGACTCGCATCTTCCCAGTCGTGGTATTGAAGTACAAAGCACCAGTTACTAGGGCATTGCCATCATTATCCAGCGTAGGATCAGCAGTCTTCTGACCAAGGTAACGGTCATCGAAGTTATCTAGAGCAGTTGCAGCGGCAGCAGCAGAGTTAGCTGCGGATACTGCGGAAGCAGCAGCTTCAGACGCTTTGGTTGTAGCTGTAGAAGCCTGAGTAGTAGCTGTAGTTGCACTTGCAGACGCTTCAGCGGCCTTAGTGGTAGCTGTAGTAGCTGAAGTACCAGCCGAAGTTGCGCTAGAAGCAGCATTAGTAGCCGAAGTAGAAGCTTGAGATGCACTCGAAGCTGCACTTGTAGCTGAACCAGAGGCACTTGAAGCAGAACTAGCTGCATTAGTAGCCGAAGTTGCTGCACCAGTTGCACTATTAGCAGCCTGGGTAGCACTACCAGCAGCATCAGAAGCCTTAGTAGTAGCTGTTACTGCACTAGCAGCAGCTTCATTAGCCTTCGTAGTAGCCGTAGCTGACGAAGTAGAAGCTGAACTAGCACTAGAGGCAGCAGCAGCAGCCGAAGCAGCAGCATTAGTCTCACTTGTAGCAGCAGCGTTCTTGCTATTGGTTGCAGACGTAGCCGAAGATGCAGCCGAGGTAGCTGAGGCAGAGGCTTCAGAAGCTTTTGTAGAGGCAGTTGCAGCAGAACCTGAAGCAGAAGCTTGAGATGCAGCCGAAGCATTAGCCGAAGCTAGGGATTCAGCAGCTTTAGCAGTTGCTGTAGCAGCCTGAGCTGTAGCTTGACTGAGCTGACTCGACATGGCGTTCTCAGCCCATGTCTTAGTAACAGCATCTTGAGCATTAACTGGATCAGCTAGGTTCTTAATGCGTTTGCTCTTGGCATCAAAGACACCATCAGTAGCCAATGCAATGTTTGCATCTACGGCATCAGTAGCTTCCTGAGCCAGGAAGAAGTTTTGGTTTGAGTCAGCATCAAGGATGTCTTGCGTAAGCGTAGAACCATCCTGAAAGTCCACCAGACGAGCCGATGGGCTGGACTTACGGCGAATATCGACAGTTAATCCTGTGCCTGGTGCAGTCACAAACGTGATAGCACTAGAGCTAGTCCAGGTGTAGTCGGTACCTACCGTCTTCAGTACATTGTTAATCCGTACCTCTACGTGTTCCTTAGAGATATACGGAAAAGGTACCGAGAAGGTAACAGTAGAACTATTACCCACATATTGAACATAAGAGTAAGCCATGTTGTACCTGTGAAAGGAATTGAGGGAGCTGCTTGTGAGTCAAGCGAACGAATAGGCTCCCCCAAAGGTTTATTCATTAACTGGATTTACCGGAAGTCCCATGAGGCCATTAGCCTTGTTGGTCTTCTGAGTAATAAACTTCTGAGCTAGAGCTGGGTCTTCACCAATCAGGCGATACCAAGCTGCTTTCTTGTAGCTGTTGAAGATTCGCATTAGGGTGAACTCTTTGCCACCTGGGTAATACTCTTCACCGTTATTAACGCCTTCCGTTAAAGTCTCCCAGTTACGGGCATTAACGGCATCGGTCATAACCTGGTGCATATTCTTACCATCAGCTCCAGGTTCCTTAGTCATAAGAACCATGAAGCGATCATATTGCTCAGGCGAGAGATCAATCCCATACATTCTCTTAGGAGGATGCTTAAAGGATGCAAGCTTCAGACGAGATAACTCATTAGCTACCGGATCATTAACCTCAGTCTTCGTATAGAAGGGAGAGGCAATATCAATACCCATACCACCTTCATAGACGATAGGATCACCAGTCAGAAGGTTACGGTGTGGTGGTAGTGTCGAAGAGAACCCAGGGATGGTAGCCATAATGCGATCTACATACCCATTAACTTCACGGGCAGTATCATCACCATAGGCACGATTCATCTGATTACGGAGACCAGCGTAAGGAATGAAAGCACTTGTCATGCTTGCAGCCCACTTCTCTAGGGCATCTGTTTGACCACGTTTTGCTGCATCGATAGCACCGATAGTGTTAAAGATACCTTGGAGGTAAGTCTTTGAACCAAGGTTATTAACCAGAGAAAGGGTAGCAGCATAAGCAAACTCGTCACGTGTAAACTCATCGATGTTTCCAGAGAGATTCTTATAGTCAGCCATGAGACCCAGGAAGAGACCAATAGGATCTAAGCGGTTATAAGCTACCCACTTGTCACCAATCTTGATGGAGTAAGGCTGGATACCAGCTACTTCCTTCTGAGCCTTGGTCATCTGTGGGAGACCACCAGTAATCACTTCGTTATCTGCTAGGTAGCTACCCAACATGAGTGCAGTAGCACCCATAGTCTGTTTAGCAATCAGCATATCCGCTTCACGACCACCAGCCTTAAGAGTCTGCACAGCTTGTTGATTCATCAAGCCCAGTACAGGCATACGCTCCCAAGCGTACTTAAGGATATTGGTAGGGGTCTTAACAAACGGGATAATGAAGTGGAGACCTGGGACAAGAGCTTTACCATTCAGACCTTCATTCTTAGCAGTCTGTAGCCAGATACCCATGCGGTCTAAAGCACCACCATCCTTCTCTAGAGACTTAGCGAAGACAGCATCAGTAGCATCTTCGTGAGCCTTAGTCATTAGCTGCTCAGGAGGATCGTTAATTAGCTCTGCTACACGATCCAGGAAGCGTTGACCATAGAGACCTTCTTCCTTAGCCATACGAGTAGCGTTCTGACGTAGGGAAGCACGGACATTGACCTGCTTAAAGACGTTATCTTCAAACTGGAGAGCCATACCAGGTACACGGATAACTGAACCTAAGCCATTTACTAGACGGCCTAGCATTGTGTCAGCGTTAGCTCCAAGGTTACCGGCTGTAATAGCTGGCTCAAAGAAAGCCCCACCATCAACCTTAGCACCACCGAAGTTACCTACTTCACTCAGCTTACCTTCTCGCATCAGACGAACGATGTCCATCAGACCTTCAGTAAGACCATGAGCCTGTGCTACAGCTTCATTGAAGTCAGCAGCATCTAGGTCACTACCTAGCATACGGCGAGTCTTACCTACAGCAGAGGCAATACCAGTTTCTGCAACACCTGCTAGAGAACGTACAGAGTTACCAATGATGTTCGTAGCGTGTGTAATCGGCCCCGATAGGATAGAGTTGGTAAAGACTTCCTGAAGCATATCCAGGGAACGTACCCAACCACTCTTACGGATCATCTGGTTCATCTTGACCGGATCATCAGCCAGCTTAATGATGGAATTAGCAAACTCCATATTCAGCTTATCGCCACCGAAGTGTTCGATTAGGCTACCTAGCTCATCCTTAGTGAATCGTGCATCCTGCGTAGTGATACGCATAGCACCTAAGGCACGGGCAATCTCAGTCTGAGTACCCTTAAGCTGTGCCTGAATCTCACCGTGGATCATCGCTTGCTTACGAAGGGCAAGGAGAGCCAACTGTTTATCTTCAGGAGAAGCTGTAAGAGATACGCTCAGTTCACGGGCACGTTGGGCTAGATCAACAAGTGCATTAGATGACTTGTTAAGCATGATCCGACCAGCAGTTACTCGCTCTGCCAGGACACCAGTATCGGTATAGAGGGACTCAATGTTCTTAGCATTAGAACCAATCTCATCAGCGAACTGACTGATCTGCTCAAAGCTGACCTTACCACGAGTAGTCTTCTCAACAGCTCCCTTAATGGAATCACTAAAGGTGTTAATCATCGACCTGATCTGGTCAGGAGCATCGATGTTATTGAAGTTGAAGTCGATACCCTTGGTTGCTTCTGCATCTAGGTGTTCACCACGGTTAAGCTTACCTACAACATCATCAAGCTCGGTTGCCGACACCTTGAGATTAACTATAGGAGCAGCTTCAACTGCGGCTTTGGTTGGAAGAATCTCAACCAACTGTCTTGTAGAACCATCTTCGTAAAGAGTCTTTAGGAACTTTTCACCTTCTTCTTTCGGGAAGAATTGCATAGCATCTAATTTGCTAGCTTTCCCTTCATTAAGAAGAGTTTCGTGAACCTTCCGAGCTGGTTTTGTTGATTCAACCCCAGCAAGTAACTTATACCCTTTTGAATTAGCATAGTCAGCCAGGGTGGTATAGAAGGTACTTCCCAATCCTGAGTAATCTTTACCATCATTAGAGATGTATCTAATCCCTAACCACCCAGGAAAATCAGAATCAGAAAAGAGGTTGGCTTGATACTGAATCTTTCCATTGGTATCAACTAAGTCAAGAGTATGGTTCTCCCCGTTAGTCCTTACTGATACATTAAAGTCACCTTGGGGAGTCTTTAATACCTGAGGGCTTCCATCAAACTTTAACGCTGACGAATCTTTAGGAAGAACACCAGCAGTCTCAGGGGACACCGTATGAGGAACTGGCGGGTTATCCATAGCCTGACGAGCTGCTCGAAGGGATTCGATGTCATAAGCACTTCCGGTCTTAGTGAGGTGATCTCCTAATTCCTTACTTACTTTTACTTCAGCCTGTGTACCACCAGCCTTAGCTGCATCATCAGCAGCTACGATAATGTTATCTAGCTCGGTCTTAATAGACTCTGTTGCTATCTTCTTATCGGTAGAGAACTTAAGGGCATCCAGAGGATTCACACCATTCTCTACAAAGTGAGACTTAGCTGCTTTAATTGCCTTGAAGATACCGTTAAGGGCTACATCTCCAACAACACCTAAAGCTGCATTTTCCAGCGAGTTCTTAAAGCGTCCCTCGATAGCTGAATCCATAGGATCAGCAGCAAGGTATTCCGATACTGGGTTCTTAGCCCAGGCAGGAAGGTTGTCATTAAGCATATTGCTCAGACGTTCTTCCTTAGGGTCTAGACTGAAGAAGGCACCAGCAGCACCTGCGGCAGCACCTTCAGCAATCATCCCAGCTTTGGTTAGAGCAGCAGCTCCAGACAAACCACGGACAGCTTTAAGAGCAGGAATGAACCCCGTAAGGAACTCAGTCGTAGCATAAGCAAAGTTAGCTAGACCTTCAGTTGGCTTAGGGGCATCTGGGGATAGATCAATACCATCCTGGGCATAACCACGTACACCAGTAGCTTTGTACTGATCGTACATACGCTGTTGTTCTTCAGTACGTAGGTTAATGACGTTATCGTTTAACCAGTTAGCTACATCATCGATAGCGTTAAAGGTGTTTCGTACACCAGCTTTACCACCTTCGTAGATAGCCTTACCGACACCCATCGGTTCTTGTTGAGGTGACTGACCAGAGCCGGTGATGGTGATATTAGGTACTTCGCTTTGTTGGCGAAGAGCTGCCATCTCGCTATCAAAAGCAGCATTAGATTGTGCTGCTCGGTTGGCTTGGTAGTCACCAGTCCAATCATTGTTACTCATCGTTATTTAGCCTTTTGCTTAGGAGCTGTGCTCTGGACAAACCACTTCCAGTAAGCCAACTCCCTGTCCTTAATCTTTGGATCAATAGAGTTGTTCTGGACGGCTGCATCAAAGTCAGCGAAGCTCTTGAACTTGGTGTAGTAAATCTGGAAGGTTGGATCATTGAACATCCCGTTATTCCGATAGACTTCTTCAGTCTTCTGGATACGGGTAGCTGCTTCGATAGGGTTCTCCCCATTAGCTACAGCTTCATCTAAGGCAACCATTGCCAGTTCTCTACGAGTGCGTAGAGCAGTACCAATACGACCATCAGTATCAGGAACAGTATCTGGAGCCTTCACGGGAAGGGCACCAATAAGACCTGCACCACGCTTATATTCAGCAGACTCAAAGAGCTTCTTATCTACAGAACGACCACGAGAGGTGAGACTGAGAAGCTGACCAGCCTGTGCTACGTTCCAGTTCTTACCAATACCATCAGCGATCTGAGTCTCATCAAGCTGTCCTTTGATTGCACGGGAAGCAGCAGCATTGAAAGCTGAACTACCACCACCTTCACCATCACCACTCTTCTTAACATTAGAGATATGACGGATACGGGCACCTAAGCTTTCCCAGAAACCAGGAGTAACCAGGTTAGGGTCAGCTTTACGAGCAGCATTAAGCTTGGAGAAGGCAGCACCTGGGCTACCACTAATAGCAGCGTTCAAGACATCAGCTTCTAGAGAGCGTTGAGCATCAGTACGAGCAATCTTGTCAGCACCTTCCTGGGCATTAGCCTTCTTAAGGGCGACCGCATCAGCAGCGATTAGAAGATTCTCTACAGACTTAGCAGACTTAGCTACAGATTCCTTATAAGCAATCCCAGGGGTGCCATCTTCACGAGGGCTATAGAAGCTGTTGAGGACACGTTTAGCACCCTCAGGGTCTTCACCCTTGTTGATGTATTGCTCTACAGAGGACAGCAGATACTCGTCATACTCTTTGTTAGACATCCCGTAAGCCTTTTGAAACTCAGCTTTACGAGTTGTCATTAGCTCAGGAGTCCAACCTTTCTTAAAGTCAGCATGGAGGATGTTCGTGATGTTAGCGTTCTTAGCATCTCGAATATCAGCTACCTTTTCCTTAGCACCAGTTGTTATAAGTTCGTTAAGGGTAGGGTTCAGGGTCTTCATCATGCCTTCTGTAAAGGCACCATCGGTGATCCCTGAAGCGTTCTTCTTCATCCAGTTAGCAACCCACTCGTTAGTGGTCATGCTATTTCGTTGAGGGTCATTCTCCCAATCAACGAGGATTTGTTCAGTAGCCTTCTGACCCTGCTCAATGCCAGCCATAGTCATATAACCACGCTGGAAGGCAGGAGAGGAGAAGAAGCCTAGCTCTTTAGATTCCTTAGGATCTAGACCAGATTCCTGTACACGAGCTGCTTGACCCTGGTAGTAGTCCTCTTCATTCTTAGCTGCAAAGGCAGTCTGCATCAAACGGCCTAGCTCAGGGTTAGCCTCAGCAAAAGCTAAAGCTAGACCCGCAGCATCGGACTGTGATGGAGTAATGAAGGTGTTTACTGGACGAGCATTAACCTCCATTCGTCTAAAGGTAGAGGTATCGTACTTGTGTTGATCTTCGGAAGTCTGAACTATCTGCCGTACTGGATTATTCTGTGTATTCTTCCTTGGCATTATTTCTTCCCTTGAGACCCAATGTAAGCAGTAGAGAGGCCACTAGCAATCTGAAGACCCGTACCAACCAGGGTAGGAGCTTTATTCCTAGCCATGTTCACAGCGTTCTGTGATTCGGTATAAGCCGATAGTTTGTTCACATCACTCTGCTTCAGGGCACTTGTCTTATTAGCCTGGATGGTTGCAATGTCAGTACCTTCTTGGAACTCACTATCCTGGAGCAGAAGATCCTGGGTGATACCTAAGGCACCTGATTCACCAGCAATGACACGTAGCTTTCCCTGCTCTATCTGAGCAGCCTTAGCCCGTTCATTCATGTCATTGGCAGCTTGCTTTTCAACCTCTTTATCCTGCTCATTGATTTGCATCATTTGCAGGGCATAGTTGTTATTAGCAGCATCTTGAGTTGCAGCTACCATCTGCTGACCTGCGCTATAAGAAGCTACAGCAGAACCAGCAGCGGCAGTCGCAGCAACAATGGCTGCAATTTCAAGACCAGTACACATTATTGGATCTCCTTCATAAACACCGATCCAACGATTGAGTAGCCCATACGTTCGTACAAGCGGCCTACACCTTCGATATTTCCACCTACGGAGATACCAGGACGGATCTGTTTAGCACCCTTCTCGATAGCCCACTTGGAGAATGAATCAATCAGCTTAGGAGCAGCCATACCACCACGGGCATCCTTGGTCACAAAGAGACCAATATCAGTTGCCAGGAAGTCATACGAGAAGTAAGGTTGATATAGGAACCCTGCAATGAATCCGGTGATCTTTGCATTGTCTTCACAGCAGAAGACGATCCCGTAACCCATGAGGTTCTTCACATATTCTTTAGTCTTCTCTACGTCAAACGTAAGAGAGTCAAAGTTACTTTCTAAGTGCATCTCCTGCCCAAGATCAACCAGGGCAGGGATGTCAGCTTCAGTTGCTACACGAATCATGGAAGTCTCCTAGAGAGAGTTGAAAGCACAGCTTCCCATTCGGCAGCTTGCAGATAGCAGGGGAGGTAACTATCGTTAATAAGATCGATAGTCAGACCCTTAGTGTCGGAATAGACGGGAGCTTTAAGAGAACCTGAAGCAACAGGAATAGAGCCAAGCTCAGTTACACCCACCTCTTGACCAGTAAAGACGTACTTGTAGGTATCCCGATTCTTAGGGGTAACCTCCATACGCAAGTAGCCGGTGTTGTTATAGAGAACCTCTAGGTTCTTCAACATCAACTGATAGTGGCTCACTACAGACTTGTCAGAGTTATCCCTAAAGAAGATCTCTGAGAAGCGATAACGCATCGTATAGGGGCGACCAAAGTAAACCTGGAGGCCAGAGTAGTCACCGTTAGCTGTAGCTGTAGTAGAGGAAGGACGAGACAAGGTAAGCACTACACCTGCCTGGTACCCAAAGCCACCTCCAAGTACACCCTGTACGTTAGCTTCAGGGTATGGAAGAGTCCACGTAGTCTTGTTGGTAGCTGAGTTATAGGTACCTGTGAGCTTCTTCTTACGATCCAGGTGTACTAAGACACCCATATCGTTATCAATAATGCCAGCCTGGATGTTGATTACTTCAAGGTAAACACCATCAGTACGTTGGATAACCAGGTACAAGTAGTTGTTAATACAGGCACCATTGAGGATCTTATCGTTCTCATCGAACTTCCAGACACTCCATGAGGACTGAATCTTCTGGTCATCAGCACCCCAGTAGAACTTATACACGTGCATCTCATTACGGTTGATACCGTTCAGAGTAAACAGAATGTCTTCTGAAGAGCTACCAATGATTCGATAGACATCACCTGGGACATACTTAGGTACGTGAGAGGTAATATCAGAAGCATCGTTGGTGTAGGTTAGAGGCTGGACAAAGTATTCACGGATACCTGTGTAGTTGCCACGGTTCACAGCGAAGTACAGATCCTGACCAATACCAATAGGAGGACAGTCAGGGTTAATCTCAAACTCAGTAACAGCGTTGATGTTTACAGTCTTAGGGGTCAGTAGATCACGAGCTGAAAGCTGGAACTGAACTTGATCCGAGAAGAGCATCAAAGAGGTGTTAAAGGGGACTGCATGACGAATGATGGATACCTTGGTGTGATTCACCGAGACATCAATAGGGTCAGAGTCCAGGATGTTGGTAGCAGTCTCAACGAAGAAGTTAAAGAACTCACCAGCACGGGAGAAGATGACATTCTCATCAGCACAGAAACCTAAGCGGTTACGGTGGAAGAAGACATCGTTGATATAGCGGCCTACAAAGGAAGGTAGTGGGTTACGCTTATCGTTACCTACGATCCGTGGTTCCCAGGATACTTGCTGGAAAGTAAAGGTTCCATCAGAGTTACGTACCAACTGATGAGGCATTGTGCCCCCATCAATGTTTGTAGAAAGACCAGGCTTAATAGTTTCTCGCCATACTGCTCCATCCCAGCGGACATAGTACGAGTCAAAGTCATTGTTGGAGTCTCCAGAGACTTCCCAAATATCGTTTGTAGCGTTGCCTGAGGTGGGTAGATCAGTAAAGCGTTGCTTGCTACCCTTCACGCTGCCACCTGAGGTAGCACCTGTCATAGCTACTTTGGAGTCTTTATTAACGATAAAGGTGTAGTCAGCAACAGTAATAGCAGAGAAGCCATACTGCGGATAGGAACTACTTAGGTATCCTTTCCCATTAGGGAAGTTCACGGTCATAGCTGCACCGTAGAAGTCAAATACCTTTAGGTCACCATTGGTAATAATCAGGATGTATCGTTCACTTGAGTCACGATTCATCACATGGACGTATGCTTCACTAGCATCTACATCCAAGAGTTTCGCTAGATGGTTTGTGGGTGGACGCTTCTTTAGACCCTCTACAATAGAGCTATAAGCGTTCTCTTGAAGCTCGCATTGGGTCGGCAAGCGTAATGCGGCAGCCTGTTGCGAAACCCCTTGGTAGAGGTTAGGTATAGGTCTATTGACGAAAGCCATTATCGATCCATTATTTGAAAGACATCGTAGTTCTCTGCCATGTTGTAATCAGAGGTGGAGGCATCAGCAGCCAGGGCACCAGCACGAGCAGCCCACTCTTCTTCTTCCGTAAAGGCGTTGATGTCTGTCGAAGACAGGAACCTACGCTGGAAGAATCGAGCAGCACGAATAGCGATGTATCTACGAACCTGCTCTGGGATTTGCTCAAAGGGCAGGAAGAAGGTCATATCGAACCGGAGTGGTTCAGTAAACACCCATGAACGGGTCTTCCGGTCATACATCCGGTCACCACGTTGTACAGGGTCAGCCCTGCCGATGAGGTCATCTACAAGGTCTAGCTTAAGAGTGTTCGGGGGAACTACTAGATGTCCGTCAGTAGTCAGCGGGAGAGGGTAGTCATACTCAGTATTGAAGTTCCAATCCTGAGACTGCACCTCACGGGAAATATCATGCAGAACCTGACGAGCAATATCTACATTGGCTAGACCAGCCACATCAAGAGAGTTCACAGGGTTTTCACCCACAACTCCCAGAATAATGTTTACTGCTTCCAGTTCTGAAGTCGGTGTTAATGCGAGAGCCATAGGGAATCCATATATACAAAAACCCCCCTTAGGTAATCCTAAGAGGGGTTAGGGGTTTAGCTAAAGACTAATTAAGCAGTCTTCAGTTCAACAGCAGCTTCTGGCCGGAGAACCCCGTGGCCAGCAGCATACTTAGCTACGATCAGGGTACCTTGACGGCGAATGTCATACTGCGATTCAGTTGCCATATCCATCAGCTTGACGGTACCAACAGCAGACTTGTGCATCACGAGACCAACGGTGTTCGTGAAGTTGCCTTGGTAAGTCGATACACCCGTGGTGATGTTCGAGTTAGGCAGGTGAACCGTCTTAACGATTTCGATACCGCCAACCTTCAGAACATTACCTTCCGAGATCGAACCTTGACCGCCGTACCATTGGTTGATAACCGTGGTATTTTGAGCCAGCAGGTAGTATTGAGCAGGACGGAAGTAAGCAGCACGGTCTTCACCAGGAACCGACTTCTCATCCAGAGCTTGAGCAGCAGCGAACAGACCCGAAGCCAGTACAGCAGCATCGCTACCATACGAAGCGTTAGTCAGCGAGCTACCACCGTCACCACCAGTAAAGGTAGCAGCCGAGCGAGCAGCCAGAACACCAACTTGAGCTACGTTCTTATCGTACTGATAAGCCAGAGCCAGGCCAGCTTCCTTCGAGTAGATACCACGTACATCGTAGTGGTTCATTGCTTCATCGATGTTCGAGATGAAAGTCGAAGCCAGGAGCAGACCATCAATGGTGATGACCTTCTCTTGCATTGGGATTACATCACCAACGATTTCTGCACCAGGGGTGTGGTAAGCAGCCGAAGTACGCCAGGTTGCTGGGAACTGAGCCGACTTGCCAGAGCTGATCGAACGCTGTTGAGTACGATCCTTGAATACAGTTGCCTTCTCGAAAGCGGCTAGAACTTCACCAGAGAATACCTTGAGAAACAGAGCTGTGTTGTCGCTGCCACCTTGGACTAGACCAAGACGGCTAGGAGTTGCGTTTGCCATTTTATTTGTTACCTGTATAGAGATTTGAGAGAGGGTTGTTTAGAACTCTCAGTACATCTCCACACTCCACACACAAGATTGTCCTACCTCGGTAGGGTCACGGTTGTTATGTGATTAGTACGTTACGTTCTTAAAAGGGTGGGAGACACCACGATTGATGTCCCCCTAAAACTACTTAGGGAAGGAGGAGACCCTAAGTTAGAAAATGTCGCTGCGTTGTAGTCGTTCTACAACTTCAGCTCGGTAAGCTGGGTCACGCTCATATCGTGCATCCTTAATCGCATCTACGTATTGGGTGCGAGACATGAACGGTTTAACAACTTCACCAGACGAATTGGTACTGCCCATTAGCTGACGCTTTGGGGAATAGCCATTAGCACTCTCGTACTGAGCTTTAAGCGCACCTACGGCGAACTTAATTACATCAGGGTCACGAGAAGCAACAGCATTGTTGTAGGCTTGGAGTTGGCCTGGGGTCATGTTTGTACGTGCCCATTCAGCCATCTCTTTATAAGTTTCTCGCCCACCAACCATGTCCATAGCTTCGCCTTCAAACTTCTCAGCTAAAGCATATTGACCTTGCACATAGGCATCTACGGTTTCTTTTGGAATACCTGCCTTAGCCAAAGCTTCATAGCTCTTTGGCGTTAAACCACCCAGGGCATTGTATTCCTGAGTGAGTGCATCAAAGTCGATACCTTTTGAAGTGACCAGCTCACGAGCTTGTTGCTCATTTTCTACTTGGGGTACTTCCTTGTTAGGTTGATCTTCAGTTGCCTTGTCTTCTACTTGAAGGGACTTCTGAGGATCTTCCTGAGATTGGGTCTGAGCCTTCGGTTGGCTCAGTTTCTTTTCAAGTTCAGAGTAGCTCTTAGCCATTGCTTCCACATTGACTGAGCCATCTTCATTCATAAACTTCTTAGGTACACCTGGTTGATCCGCAGCGGGATCTCGGTGTGTTTGACCTGCTTGAACTGCTGCTTCACCCTTAGCTGCCATCTCTTCGATGTACGCTGGGTCTTCTGGAGTCAGTTCAGGTTGAATGTTTAGTTGTTCCAATTAGTTTCCTCCTTATCGGAACTTAGTAATCAATACGGACAGTACCGTTGTCCATCGTGGTGACTTTGGCACCAGCAGGAACTTCCGGTTTAACGACCTTAGGCTCTGGCTTCTTAGCCACTTCAGCCTTCTCGACTACTACTTCTTTAATTTCTTCTTTAGCCATACTTATCCTTGCATTGTTCCCTGCTGTTGCAGGGCAGCTTGTTGAGCATTGGAGGCAATATCTGCCAGACCATTAACTGCATTAGGGATAGCTGCTTGCATCATTGCAGCCTGTTGTGCAGCTTGAGCTTCCTGAGCAATCTGTTCTTTGGTCTTAACCAGGTTGTTCGTATCGATACCAATCGAAGCCCCAACACGAGACATGATCTCGTCAATGTTGAGGTACTGAGCAGCACCCAGTTGGGTAGCCAGTTGAACGAAGGTATGCAGACGTTCTAGATCCTGTGAACGACCAATAGCTTCCATACCAGTAATGATTGCTGGCTTAACGATTCCCTTAGGTAGCTTCGGGATAGCCTTGTTACGTTGCAGACGCTCTAGGAGAATCAATAGCAACGGAAGCTGGAACTCTTGGGTGAGTACGGAGTAGATACCACCAAGGGCATCTTCCAACTCACGAGCCATGTAACGGATCTCTTCAGCAGTTACACGTTCACCTGGACGCTGGATAGCGGTATTCAGGAGGAAGGCATAACCTAAGCGATCAGTAATCTTGCCAGCGGTATCAAGGGCTACACGGAAGTCTGCTGTCTTATTAGCCTGGAGTGAGGTGACATCTTGTGCCATACCTGTAATCACAGCCAGGTTCTTAGACTCAACCAAGTCTTTCTTCTTAGTCATCCCGTTAGGGTTCACCATGAACACAAGCTTGGCAGCAGCAGCAGAACCTTCGACAATAGCTTTGGTCAGACCTTCAAGTGACTTTAGATCACCCAGGTACTCTTCGACATAGCTACGTCCGTAGTCTTCGTTATCAACTGCAATCAGTCGTAGGGGGAGGTAGGGGAGCTTCTCTTTAGGGTAGAGAGCGTAGGAGCCTTCTAGGACTACACCATTGATCTCCTGATATACCTCGTACTTCTCGTCTTCATCAGACTTCTCGATACGGGTATAGAGGGCAATGTTCGTAGTGGTGTCATCTGAATAATCCAGACCAACACTCTTTAGGACATCCTCAGGTAGTGTCTCAGGATTCACTTCTTCCTTAACCACGATCTCCATGATGTTACCCATAGTATCTCTACGTACAACGTAGCGATCCATACGGAACACACGAATCTGGTTAGTCTTTTCAGGAAGGTGAATGAGAACATTACCGGAACAGATCAACTGCTTCATTGCCTCGAAGATGACCATACGTGCATTAGACGAATTGAGATCATCCATAGCAGTACGTTCGATAGAAGCCAAGATAGCTTCTACTTCTCCACGAGCAGCACCAAACTCCTTCAGAACTTCATCAGAAACCTGAAGCTTGAAGAACGGCTGATTGGGTGGGAGAAGGGCAAGTAGTAGTTTAGATGCCAGGGTATTAACCCCACGGGCACCAATGCCTTGGTAAGGCGTAGTAAATTTCGTTGTGTTGTTGTGCCCAGCAATAGGCATCAACATAGGGATGGTGTACTTGGCACAATCTCGTGCCCGATTCAGATGTGGGAAGCGGACGGATTCTAGGTGTGCATAGCGAGATGCAGCAGTACCGTCTTCTTTAACTTCGTTTTCTTCATCTGATCTGACTGACACCCGATTGATTTCAGCCATCAGTTATTCCTTAAATTCCGAGACCACCCATACCACCAGGGCTACCTAGACCTTGACGGCCTCGTGAAGCACCCATTGGATTCATGCCGGTGTCGATTCGGAGGCTGCTCTTACCAGTTGCATTAGCAGCTACAAGTTTTGGGGATTGGGCAGCATACTCTGCATCAGATTGTGTCTTAGCAGCAGCGGCAGCATCAGCAGCAGCTTTCTCTTGTGCAGCCTTAGCCGCAGCATCAGCAGCAGCTTTCTCTTGTGCAGCTCGTGCAGCAGCAGCTTCTTGTGCAGCTTGAGCAGCAGCCTGGGCAGCAGCTTGTTCAGCAGCACGTTGAGCAGCAGCAGCTTCTAGTTCTGCAATACGTTGATTCTGTTCTTCGATCTGTTGACGAGCAGCAGCTTCAGCAGCACCATTATCGCCACCACCTCCACCGCCACCACCACAGTACAGCTTCATACGTCCAGCTTCAGGAGCAAAGGCACCTAGGTGAAGCTCAGGGATTCCCATGAGGAGATGTGTACGCTTCATGGGGTTTCCTTAGACGGTAGCCGAGAGGCCAGTAGCAGCATCGGTGCTTAATGCACTAGCACGTTTAGCGTTAGCTTGTTTGACTGTAGGAGCCAGGTCGATAGTCAGGGAAGTCTTACCCTTTTTGCTGGCATCAGTATTACCGGCAGTAATCGTAGGGTCAGTACCAGTTGTCTCTTGTGACGAGACATTAGGACTTACAGCCTGTTGAACTTGTGATTGGGCACCACTAGCCATCGAAGCTTCTAAGTCACGGATCTTTTGATTCTGGGATTGAAGTTGGTAGAGCAGGGCACTATTATCACCGCCACCACCTTTACCACCTTCGGGTTTGATCTTCTTATCACCGCAATGGGTGAAAGCCATCAATGGGAGATCAGGGATGTCCAACAAGAGACAGGGATTCATGTTTAGGTCTTTCTAAGCTGAGGACATAAATATCAACTAACTCGTTTCCCTGGAGATGGGCTTTAGGTATGCAAGCATCTAGCGTTAGGCCAATCTTCTGCCAAAGCTTTGCTAGGGTTGGGTACTGGGTATAGGCAATCAAACGCTCTACACCTAAGCCCCACCCTAGGGGTAAACACTCTTTAGCTACAGACCGTAGGCGAAGACCGTTTCCCATGACATGAACCTCCAACAGTTTGGGGTTCCTCAAGACACATCTAAAAATCACTCCAGCTTCCTTGTCTCCAATCAGGTATTGGTCACCGGAGATAACATCACGGGCTATGGATGTCAGAGCATCTAATTTAGTAAAGCCTTCTTTAATATCTTCGGGGACTAAATATGACCAGACAAAATCCTGTACCCAGGGATCACTTATTTTTAATAATTGAGCCATGACTACAGAACCTCTGGTAAACCATCTTCAGAGTCATCTTTAGTTAATACTATAAGTTTATCTATAAGTGATCTTATACCTGCCTTAAACCATATCTCTCTATCAGTATCTGTAAGGGAAGGATGTAAAGGAGGGTAAAGCTTGTCTAACTCTTTAATAAGATCTATAGAGTATGTAGGAAGTTGTTCCATAGTTGTTCCTTTAGGAAGGTTAGAAAACCTTTCCTAGCAATTATGGGTGTTTTATCCAGGGAGATGTCGTGTAATCCCCCTGGAACCCTTATGCTTACTAGGTTTGTTACCGAATTGGACAGGCACCACCAGCACATTCATCCATCTGTAGCTCTTCGAGGGTATTTGCCTCTTCAAGATTCAATGGTTGGAGTGTCTGGAAATAGGTTTCATATTGCTCTTTAGTTACTACTTCTTGAGGCAAATATAAATAACCTAAATCCTTGGCTGATTTAGTTGGGTCTGCTCTGAAAAGAAAACTAACCCCAACGTAAACATCCCAGTTTTCAATTAACCAGTTAATAATATCTTCTATTTCATCAACTGAATAACTAATAGTGGCTGAGACATTTTGCTGACACCAACTCTGCATTAACATTTTATAACGCTCAAGTTGATTAACAGCCGACTCTAGATTAACCTCAAGTTCTTTACCATTCATATTAACTTTGTCGAATGGAACGTCATCCCAACATACTGGGAAAGTAATAAGAACTGATTCAGGATCTACTGGATTATCGACAACTTTGTAACCAGCAGCACGGCATTGGGGAACCAAAGGGTCATGCTTAGAGAAGTTCACATTGTTGAAGACATACTTACCTAAGGGCTTATGAACCCCCTCAGTAGTGTCCATGATTTTTGAGAGAGTTCCTGAGGGCTTAACGGTGGTGACATTCTTAGGGCGTGGTAACCCAAGCTCGTCAGCCATCCCGTAAGCTCCCGCAGTAGCCGTTCGGTTGAGGTCTTCGTAGTCGTAAGCTTTAAGGTCAGGTCTCCGCACGATACCAGTAAGTCCAACACCACAGAGTCGGAGGAACTCGTTGTTAAGGTGCCAGGCTTCCTGGAGGATGCCATCACGTAGATCCACACAGGTCTGCCGGAAATTTGCCCTAGCAGCAAGGTGTATAGCTCTTCGCAGTCCTGAAGAGTCTCCTTTGAATTTGCCAACATCCACCTCAGTTAGGTTACAGAAGCTCTTGTTACCCAGCAGAATCTCAGCACATGGGTTGCATCCCTTAAACCAAGGGGCACGTTTAGCTGCTGTCTGGGCATTGATAAAGCCAGGCTCAGAACCACCAGCCTCAACCATCAGGTCGAAGATGTGCTGGAGTTGTTCTTTAGTTGGCTTACTCTTGAAGAGCAGAGAGTTATTGGATTGACCACGTTGAGGGTTAGATAACCAGTAGTCTTTCTTAGCGGTAGCAAACTCTTCCCACTCGTCTTCACCATAGTTAAACAGAGCAATCTCTGCACTACGGCGAGAGCTGAGGATCGTACCCATCCAGTTCACAATGTCCAGGATGTCGATACGAGTCAGCAGGGAGCCAGCTCGTTTGTTCAGGATCTGGAAGATAGCTGTATAGGCTTTGGTAATAGCAGCATCACCAGAGCTGATCCAGCCGTAGCCCTTGAGACGTTCACCCGCAGGGCGAATCTCAGAGAAGTCTAGGACTAGCTTCTTAGCTGGGTAAGGGTGGGCAAGGATCTTACCTACAGACTTAGCCCAG